AGGAAAAAATGTTTCATCATAAAATTTTTCATAGAAATCCAAAAAGTGGAGAGAGTCATTTCTAGCCCCGAAATGTTGATCCGTTATTATTGCTACTTTCAATTCGTTTCCTTAGTTCGGTACTACTATACGTATGTGGACGAGAATTATAGTAATACTCTTTGTCAAGATGTTTACCAGTAAAGGTCTTAGTCCTATACTCTTCGCCAAGTATTCTAACATGATAATTCACTGTTGTCAATAGGTTTAATAGGTCTTCTTCTGTGGAATACGGTATAATTTCATCAACGTATTGGCAACCTTTGAGTTGCACATACCGTTCATAAACTGTTTGTACCGGTTTATTCTTTTCAGGTCGGTCTATAGTTGGATCGGTTTGAAGTGCAACAATTAGATGGTCACATTGTTGTTTTGCTTCTTCAAGCATCAGCACGTGACCAGCATGAAACAAATCAAAGCAAGAACAAGTAATTCCAATTTTCATTTTATTCCTCCAAAAACTTTTCAATACCTTTATTCTTCTTTATTTCCTTTTTTTTCTTCTTTGTTTCTTCGAATGTTTCAATGAAGTCGGAAATGTTACTATACAACTCAAATGGTTTAACAGGCATATCATCATAACCCATAAGTTCGGATTCATTGAAGATACCAAATTGTTCTGTTGCTTTATATTTTACATATAATTGTTTCTTTTCTTTTTGAATTCTGCGTAAGAATGCAAAGTATATAATTTGTGTGAAGTATGCAAATGGATTACTCGACTTAGAAACGTCAAAGTTTTCAAAGTACATAAGGCAGTTTTCAATACCATCACCGACCATTTCATCTCGGTATGAATAGTTGATAAAGTTTGGTTTGTGTGATAGGCCTTCAGCGATTTTCATAAAGCATTCACCAATGTAGTTGGGAATTTTTGGTTTCGGTGCGCCAGTCTTTTTTGCCTCTGCCACAGCCGCTTGAAATTGCAAGAGTGCTTGGCAAAAATCCGCATTGTTGATGTAATGCCTTTTTGGTTTTGTAACCGGCATTGGTATTGTTTCTTGTTCCATGATATATGTACCTTTAAATTGCTTGACTTCCACTTGACAAAGGTCTACACTCCAGAATGTAGCCTCTGTATGTTAATTAATGAACTACGGATATATCTGGACCAACGGAGTCCAGCATCATAGTCATCATATCTTTACTCATCTCTTCTTCATCAGAATCGGATGAATCTTCCACCACCGACTTAGCTTTGTGTATTGAATCAACGGCATTCTCAAAGTATTCAGAGAATTCGGAGGTTGGTTCCAAAATAGTAATAATCTCACTCTCTGTGATGAATGCCTCATTGTTCTTGATAAGTGGTGCAGGTAACCAATGATCCATCAAAATCACCTGTTTACCTGATTTCATATCATTCTTAACAAGTACCACCATAGGTTCTCTTATAATAAAATTCAATTTATCTACTCTTTCTAAGTATGCTATAATATCTTCACCAGACTTAAGACGTAATACTTTTACTGCTTCCATTTTTTAATCCTATCTTATAGAGTTTATAGGTGAACTTCTCTTCATTATATATCTTAGTTCTTTCTACAAAATGTCTCAGTGTAAAATTCATATAGTTCTTATAACGAAGGTCATCTGCTATATCGTAAAGAACCGCTTCAGTCTTATTGTCACCGATTCGTAAACCACGTCCAATAGATTGGAGATTTCGAACTCTTGATTTGGATGGAGATGCGAATATAATATTATGGAGATTCCTAATATTAATTCCAGTACTAAAAGTACCATAACTAGCCACAATAATAGCATCATTTTCTTCTTCGGTAATTCGTCTAACTTCTTCTCTGGTTTCTGTGTCTGTTTTTCCATAAACAAAGAAGACCTTCCTAGTACCAATTTTCTCGGTTCTAGTTATCATATCATACAGTATTTTACCATGTTTGTCAACATATTGGTAAAGGATTAAAGAGTTTCCATTCAAAGATACCGCAAGATTTTTAATGAATTTGTTACGAGTTTCATTCAGGATCAAGTATTCAATTTCTTCTTGATAAGTTTTACCCTTCATTAATTGACACACTTCATCATCATGTTTAAGTACCAAACATTTGATTGAAAAATCAGCAATCTGTTTGTTGTCCATTAGTTCTTTGGTGGTTGTTACCTTTTGAACAGGACCAAAAAGACCTTCGAGTACCAATTTATGTGTTTTAGTTCCATCTAATGTACCAGTCAAACCAATGCGGTATTTTGCATTGATACAATTTGACATGATGGAAACAAGAGACTGTGCTTTAAATAAATGTGCTTCGTCACCAATGATAAAATCAAACTGATGGAAATATTCTTCGGGTTGCGTATACAAAGATTGCCATGTTGAGATAGTGAGTGGTAGTTCTGTGTTCTTGTCTTTCCCCTGGTAGATTCTATGCACATTCTCTTGTACACTCCAATCGTTCTTAGTGGAATAATCTGCAAAGTCTGAGTATAACTGTTCAACAAGAGAAGTTGTCGGAACAATAATGAGACCTTTTCCACACTTGTATGTTAGTAGCTGACGAACTGCAAGGTATATGATTAGAGATTTACCTGATGATGTTGGCGATAACAAAACACACCGTCTGTTTCGCATAGCATGTACGTATGCATCTTTTTGGTAATCTCTAATTTCTATATCATTATTTCTTGACTGCAACTTTAAGTCTGTGATAAACTTGTCTGCATGATATACAGAATAATCTTCAGTCAAGTCTGGTCTAGGATCACCATACTCCAGAGTATACTCACGTTCTTCACAGAAATTTTCTATGTAAGGAAGAAGCCCGTGGTAAACTTGAAACGTTCTAAGGTCAAAGAGCCGTATCTTACCATCCCAAATTTTATTACGGAATGCTGGAGTAAATTGATGACCGGGTACGTAGAAGGTAAAAAACTCCGACAATTCTTGTGCTGTCGAACGTTCACAATTTACCTTAACATACGCTTCATTTCTCTTTGTTACTATTAGTTTAGTTTCCACCGATGAATCTTTCCCATGAAATATAATCTTTCAATTGGAAAGTTCGGCTCTTTAGTTCTTGCATGATAGATTCACAAACCGAAATGGCTTCATCGTGGTACATTTTCTTTTCTAACAAACGAATAAGTTCAGTGTCAGATTCCATGTAACGTTCGATACCATGTTTAGTCTTTACAGTCAAGAGGAAAGGTTTCCAACCATAATCATCCAGTTCTTCTTGTGAGAGGGAACCGTTGTAATATTCTTCTTTGATTCTACGCATACGTGCATAGTCAAAGTTCACACGCTTCATAGCAAGCCTGTGGTTCACAAGAATCTTTAGATACTTATTATGTAGTGTGGGTATTTTTAGAAGTTCTTTTCCAGGTTCTGTGGGGTCAATCACAGAATCTTTTTCCCATTCTTTCAATATTTCTTCAAGTTTACTCATTATATTCTCCATTGCAAAATTATATTATATCACGAAAGTGTATCTATTTCAAACCAATCGTAACGAAAAGATGCCGATGCAACAACATGTTCCTCTGCCGATAATGTGGTATCAAATTCCAAATCACCAACTGAAATTGGAAAAAGATTAAGATACTTTATACGGAGTTTAGGATTGTTTTGGTTGGACATTATGGTAAGAACAGCTTGTTTTCGGCTTTCTTTTCTTTTTGTGTATGTGTTTTCAACAGAAGAAAGGTCCTTCATCCAATTGTATAATGTGGTCCATGCCGTTAAATTTTCATTCACTAAAAAGGAAATATCAAATGTACCGTATTCTAATTTGGTACCTGAATGGTATAGATCCAAATTCGGTGTTACCTGTATTGCTTGTCCTAACGATACGCCAGGAAGATTTGCCTTTTGACAAAAGTATATCATATCTGGCACTTCTGGAAATGTCAGAATAAATTTTGTCGGTTGTAAAAAATTTGTATTTTCTGGTTTCATAATTGTCTCCTACGTACTATTTAGGGGTAAAAAAAAGGGGTCAATTA